CCTAGGGGTCACCCTAGGTAGGTTTTGTTTCGAGATGAAAATTATAATGCTTTTCCGCTATATGCAGATTATCGTTGTCATAGGAGACTATCTATGCTTATACACGGTCCCTATATGGGACACGTGTAGAGCTTCTAGCCTGTTATGTCGAAATTTCCGCTTTAGTCAAGGATAATGACTGTTCGTTGTATGTTTGTGTAAGAAACAAAACGACGGTGTAACTGAACTGTTGTTCAGGATTCCGTGTCCTACGCTGGTCCGCGTAGGGAACGTTCGATCGGGGACGATCTTTTAAAAATCTAGGTTAGTATTTTCCTCAATAAATACTATGCAGATGTATATGTGTGTCCGACGCATTTACTGCTTTATCAAAGCTCTCTCTGAGAAAGGATTGCGTTTTCCAGGCTGACAGGCCTTTAACCCTGGAAATACTACTAACGGTCTACATTCCCATGTGGCACCCCTCCAATTTTTGAGGGAAGACACAGTATTCGTAGAATCAAAAGAGGTAGGAAAACCCTGTCATTTAGTTAAATTTTATAAATTTGCCTCAAGCGTAATGAACTTGAGTGGATTATGATGTGCGGGAACGGCTTAGCCGTTGCACTATGTCCTAAATTTATTAAGTTTTCCACTATCATCTGATGAGATGATGTTAAAATATTTGATATGAAAGTTCGCAAGAACGGAGTAAACTTTGGTTCGCCAGTTGAACAGAAATTTCCAAGTTTTACAACTTTGGAAATTTTTGTTCTTCTGGTTTGGATGTTGGGAGACTTTTATTTGTTTAAATGTCTACTAACAAACAAACCGGAAGAACAGAAATTTCTGGTCAGACAAAAACTGACCAAGATCTGATTGACATCAACAATTTGTTTAGTCAGATCACACTTCGCCACAATAAAATGGCACCGCATGTAGCACGCAAACATGCCACTAGATGGACCAAATCTAGTCAAAGTAATGGTAGCAGAGGCCAGAAATTGCCACCATCACGCAAAGAAGATTGGCATGCGCCACATCTCAACGACGTTTTGAGGAAAAATAAGATGTCAAAAAAACAAGGGAAACAGAATTGGAAAAAACCTGTTTCGATGGACGCTCCTGCGTCCCGTGTGGATCCTGGTGAGGAAAAACCAGTTGATCCATCACATTCTAGCAGTGATAAAGTTGTTACGTGGAGTAAATTGCCACCTGACACTTTTCCAGCTGGACCAATCTCGCAGAGTTCTAAAACTGCGAGAAAGAAAGGAAAGAAATATTCCTTTTTCCCACAGAGTGGTATGGACATTTTCCCAGATTTTATGGGAGTCTCCACTTGCTTGCTATTCAGTAAGAGATTTGATGTGTGCTTGCCACAAATTGATCCTCAGTCTGGATTGGCTGCAATGGCCACACACTCTTTTCCACCAATTATTTCAAAATTTTTGAATAAATTGGATGTTATCGTTGCGCAATTGTACGTTATGTCGCGCCTTGGTGACGACACTTCAGCGCGCATAGTCGCAGCACATACTCTTGTTAGAGCTCTTTTTCCTGAGGAAACAGATTTGAGTCACATTTATAATCTGTTTAGCTCCATTGTGTGTCCTACGGTTCCTCAATCAAGTGGCCCATCATGGGCAGATTCGCTCCGAGATGTTCTAACCAATTGGAAATTGATGAAAACTCATCCTTTGAGTTCGAGCTTGTCGACATTGCTTAGTGCATGCGTTTTGCTTGGTGTCATTGGACCCGGTAAGTTTAAGTTCTCTATTGGGGATCTTGAACTGTTTTCCAAATCAGTCAAGGCCAAACAAGTTTCTGCCGTCGATGTTTTTGATGCCATGATGGAAACTGTTATTTACTTTTTTGAAGTTGGATATGCCATTTTAGAGACTCGTTCTTTGAGTCCTTTATTGTTTATGACCGACAAGTCTAGCGAGCTTGCAATTGAGATATCTTTTCTCAAAGCAAACGCTGCTAGTGCTACCAATGGTTCAATAGAGAATTTGACAGATGGTGTTACAGTTGATCAATATCGTGAGCGTCTTGTAACGTGTTTGGACACGCTCAAAGGAGCTATTCGAACATTGGAAAAGGGATCATTCGAGAAAGTGCTTTACCAGCGACATCATGAGAGTTTGGAGAACATTTACAACAAATTTTTGGCGACACAAGCTGCCAGCTGTCAAAGGATCAGACCTTATGCCGGTATGGTTCACGCGTCAAGTGGAGTTGGTAAGACAACTTTCACTCGTGATTCTGTTGTATATATTTTGTCGGCAAATGGTTTTGAGGCTTCAGATAACGTCATTATAACTCAGAGTGACACTGATCAATATGATTCAAACATGCGTTCGGATGTTCAAGCAATAATAGACGACGACGTAGCCAATCAAAAGCCAAAATTTGCGCCTTTTTCAGCCGCTGCACGCATCATCAATGTGGTTAATTCAAAACCATACTCAGCCAACATGGCAGCTGTCGAAGATAAGGGCAAGATTGCTTGTAATGCAAAAGTGTACTTTTTGAGTACCAATCATCCTTCATTAGATGCATATGAAACGTCAAACTGTCCATCTTCGGTTTTGTGCCGATTTCAAATCTGCGTTAAACTGGAAGTTAAACCAGAATTTAGAACGGATGGTTCTGATGAGGTTAACGGTATACAGCTCGATTCGGCTAAAGTTTTTGCCAAGTTTGGGAAAAATGGTGAGAGTGATATAGATCCTCATGAACTGGATGTTTGGAACATTACTGTGACAGTTCCTTTCGTTAAACCAGGCTTTAGAGGTAACACCGAGCAAGTTGGTTATAAATTTGCTGAATTTGAAGGAAAGAAAATGGAAAATGTGAATTACGAGACTTATCTTCGGTTTTTGTGCTATGATTCAAAGAGATATTTTGCTAATCAGCGCGCATTGCTTAGCCGCAGTTTGAATGTGGTTGATCGCATTGCCAAATGCAAACATGGGTTACCGCTCATTTCTGAGTGTGACCAATGTAAGGTTTGCGCTGATATCGTTGTTGATTCAGAAGAAGATTCTGTCGAACAACAGTCAGGTGCTTTGGTCGGTTCGACCCTTGGATGGTTTTTGCGTTCGTGGTTTAATGGTTATTTCAAATCAGTTAAGAATTTCGTTTTGGGCGAAATATCTTATTTTGAACACGCTTCAACTCAAGCCCTTTTTTGTTTTTTCAAAGATTGGAGACAGAGTGTATTTAATACTTGGACTGATTATATCCCTGATACATTGATCGACACGCGAGTTGGTAAGTATGCCATCAGAAGGGCTGTTGCACTTCAAAATGCAAAAGTTGTGCTGTTTTCACGTATGTGCTTTATTGGGGCATTTTCACACAGCATTTACCTTGGTTTCATGAAGAAGATGCCGTGGATTGTTGTTGGAATGAGCACAGTCGCTTTGGCTATTAGTTACAAAGCGTTTGTGGTTACAGTTGATGCAGGACTTGAGAGAAGGTTATTGTCCCGACGTGATGCCTTGTGTGAAGTTTCCAAAAACGTGCGAGAACAGTACGTTGTTCGAGCGATTAAGTTTGTAGGAGCTATTGGAGCTATATACACTGGAGTCCGTGTTTTGCAAGAATTCGTTAGAGCAGGAAGGGAGGTTACAAACGGGGTTGTTTTTGCTCCATTTGGTATCTCTACCAATCCGTCAGTAGATTTTACTGTGCGGACAGTCGATGCCAATGGTGCTCCAATTGATCAAAGAATTCTAAAGTTTCCAAACCCGCTTTTATCTTTTGAAGAGAAAGTTGGCGCTCGTGGCTCTGACATTGCACCACATGGAAATCTTTCACCAACGTCTTATCAAGATGTATGTGCTCGCGATAGTGAAGTAAATCCATATCGCATTCCCGTGACTGAAAAGATTAGTGTTGGACCCCGTGCTGAAACCATGACGCATGATAACGTCTCAAGTCGTCTTGAAAAACACTTGATACACTTTTCTGTTGAGCACGAGGGGTGTTGGCGAGTTTGCAACGGTCTGATTGTAACCACGAATGTGTTGATGATTCCTCGACACATTTTAATGGACAATGAAAATTTGCTTACAGGCAGACAAAAAACGGAATTTAATTACCGTATCATTCGCAGAGGCCCACAAGAATTGGGCGCGGCGTTCGTTAATCGCGCATATTCTAGGGATTGTTATGCCTTGCCGAACTGTGATTTTTGTTTTGTACATATGCCCTCTATTGGAGATGCACGTGACATTAGGTACATGATGGTTGAAAACGGTTTTTATTCTGGTCCAGCTTCTCTCCATTATCGTAATAACAAGGGAGTTTTGGAAGAATTTCCTGCGCACGTTCAAAACGTTGGTAAGGTTAAACACAATGGTAGCAACTATTTTTCAGGTGGATACTCAACTGTGCCTTCAGGCACTTTCAGTGGCTTGTGTATTGGAACCTATGTTTCTAAAGGCAAGCGAACTGCTATAGTTGGTTTCCATCTTGGTGGTTGCACAGGAGCCGACAGAGGTATTTATGGTAATCTCACACGTAGCGATGTCGACAATGCTATCTCTTGCTTGGAAAAACAAGTAGGCATGAGTGTCAAAGTTCAGTCAGGTTCTTTACCGTTGACCATTATGGGCGAAGCCGTGTTAAAATCTGAGACGGTACATCACAAGTGCCCAACCAATTTCATCGATGAGGTGTATACTAACATTGGTGTTTTGGGTTCATGTGTAGGAAAGAGTACCTTTAGACCAACTATTGTTACGTCCATGATATCTGCCAGTGTGGAAAGCCATTGTGGGGTTCCTCAGAAATGGGGAAATCCCTCGCAACATCCATGGAAATTTGAGAGAAATTTTATCACCAATGTTGCTACAGGAGCCACAAAGATGGACACTGATGCGTTGTGTTGGGCTATGGATGATTGGGTTGATCCTTTGATATCCTGGGCCAAGGGTTGTGGTTTGACATACAACAAGCTTACTGAAATGCAGAGTGTGTGTGGCATTGATGGTTGTCGTTGGATTGATGCTTTAAACAAAAACACAGCTATTGGTTTTCCGCTTACCGGAAAGAAGAAGGATTTTTTGACGCCCTTGGACAATTGTGATTGGCCTGAATGGAATGAACCGTATGGTTTGGGACCTGAGCTAATTGAAGAAAAATCGAGGATTTTGGAGTGTTACGCGAAGTCGGAGCGCGCATATCCTGTTTTTAAGAGCAGCCCCAAGAACGAAGCCATAGCCTTGGCAAAGGATAAGAAGAGACTTTTCCAGGTTGCTCCAACTGCTTTTCAAGTCATAGTTCGTGAGTATTTCTTGGATTTGGCAGCAAAAATGTCACAGTGCCCATTGTTGTCAGAATGCTCAGTCGGCATCAATTGTGCATCAGATGAGTGGGAGCAAATGATTTCACATCTCGAGCAGTTTTCCTCAGCAAGATGCATAGCTGGTGATTACAAGAACTATGATCAGATTATGGGTCCCGAAATGACCCGAGGAGCATGGACTTGTTTGATAAGATTCGCAAGAGCTTTGGGTGCCACTGAACATGAAATTCATATCATGGAATGCATTGCTAGCGACATTGTCAATCCCGTCGTTGCCATGGAAGGCACCTTGTTACATTTGAAAGCGGGCAACCCTAGTGGACAAAATCTAACTGCGCACATCAATTGCATCGTTAATTCGTTGTTGCTACGGTGCGCTTGGTATATTAGTCGCAAAGATAAGGGTTTGGTTGTTGAACCATTTCGTGACCATGTTGCATTGCAAGTATACGGTGACGATAATCTTGCCACTACTGATAGCGATGATTATTCAATGGTCACCATTTCCGATGTGTTGGGACGTTTTGGCTATATTTATACCGACGCTTCAAAGTCTTTGGATATTGTTCCTTTTATTCCGCTCGCAGAAGCTGAATATCTTAAGCGACATTCCGTTTACCATGAGGCTCTTGGTTGTCGAGTGGGAGCTTTAGGAAAAGATTCCATTTTCAAAAGCTTACATTGCTACGACACAAAATCCAAGGTGTCGCGAGAAGAACATGCTCTCGCTGTTGTTACGGGAGCACTGCAGGAAATGTTTCTACATGGCCCCGCAGAATTTGAGAACTTTAGATTGGCAATGTCTAAGGTTCTCGAAGAACATGGTTTGGTGTTACCTGTTCTTAACAACGATTACACCACACGTTCTATGCTTTGGCATGAATGCAATTCCCTTTCTACTAAGGTTACCACAAGTGAGGACTTGGAGGCTAGTAGTCTGGAAGACATACCGTATTTCCTCAAGACGGTCGGTCCCGCACGTATAGGTTTATCGTGTGGGGATACCATCAGACCTGGCAATTGTTTTAAAAAAGAAGGCACAGAAGATGCCGAATCTTCTATTAGTGGTGTATCTCATATCCTTAATGAGTTAGAGCTGGATGGCTCGAATTTCGTGGTGCAGAGTGGTACTGCGTCTATGGAAGTTACCGATGATCAGAACAGTACTTGGCACCAAACATTGCAATTTGCTGATGCTGCACCTGGCGATATTGCCGCAGTACCAAACATTTTGTCTACGGACACTGTTAGTGGTGATTATGACCAGTTGACGCTTCATGAGTTTTTCAAACGACCCGTATTAATTCATACGGCTGAATGGACACAAGGTGAGTTGAGTTCATTTCGTATCAACCCGTGGGGGCTTTTTGCCCTCAATCCACGAGTATCCAATAGGATTTGCAATTTTGCCCGCATGCGTTTTTCTTTGAAGGTTAAGATAACGCTGACTGGTAATGGTTTCTTCTATGGGAGAATGATGGCTTCTTATCTGCCTTTAGAGGCCTTTGATCAGTTGACACAGGTGCGTAGTGGCATTGTGCTCGACACCATTGAGGCATCGCAACGTCCCCATATTTTGTTGGATCCTTCAACTTCTGAGGGAGGCGTTATGGAACTTCCCTTCTTCTTTCCAAATGAAACTTTTGATGTCGCAGGAGGAGATGTTGTATCAGCTGGTGTGTTGGATTTTATTGATATGACCCAGTTGCGCCATGCCAATGGTTTCGGTGGTCCCGTCAAAATATCAGTGTTTGCCTGGACGGATAATATGGAGTTGTCTTGTCCAACACAGGCCAAAACTGCTGGCTTGTCCCCTCAAAGTGGTATTGAGGGTTTTGCACATGTAAACTTTGTTCCTCAATCTGGACATGCTTCAAGGAGTGTTGACGAAAATTTTTCACGTTTTGTCCCTGATACAGCTGGCAATTTGGCTTCTGGTGAATCACCAATTGAATGTACTAAGCTCACGTTTACCAGAGGTCAATCAGTATCCACTGATTCAACAATGATGGGCTTGAGTGGAATAGATGAGATGGATATCAAATCTATTATAACTCGTCAATCATATCTCACTACCACAAATTATCGGCAGGAACAGGAAGAAGGCTCTGTGCTCTTTTCCACTGATGTGAATCCCGCAATGTTTGACCTAAGGAGTGAACCGAGTGAATACCATTTTACGCCTGTGGGGTACATTCAAGAATTGTTTAGTCAGTGGAGGGGTTCTATGAAGTTTCGTTTCTTGGTTATTGGATCAGCGCATCACCGTGGGCGTTTGAAGCTCACCTGGGATCCAGTCGCTACCATTGATGGAGCCGACACGAACGTTGGATACAATTATATTGTAGACATCGCTGAAGAGCGAGATTTTACAATTGAAGTTGGTTGGGGGGCGAAGACAGGCATGTTATCATGTCCAGAAATTTCCCTGATTAATCCACCATTTTCTGTAGAAGACCATGTTGTGCCCGACCAGTTGTTTTCAAATGGTGCTCTCACTTTGTCAGTTTTTGATCCATTGACATTGCCCTCTGATGTCATTTCGCCCATCACAATTCAAGTTTGGGTGTGTGCTGGTGATGATATGGAATTGGCTGCGCCTCGTGGGGTTGAAATCAATTTTTTCCAGGTTTTCGCACAAAGCGGAACTGAGCTCATGTCAGAGGACATGAAAGTCCACGATTCGGATAATGATCCAGTTAGTGATAACGTTGTGGCTAAGTTTTCGTCGCCGCCTGGTCACGTTGATAAAGCACTTGATATCTACATAGGTGAAAAAGTGCAGAATTTGTCTTCTCTTACCAACAGGATGACTTTTCATTCATTTTGGCCGCGTAGTGACACTTCATCTGGTATGAACTATGAGTATGCTGTGTTACCAACCTACCCTTTTTTGAGAGGATATGATCCTTTGGGCTTTGGCACGCTTTCGGGCAGTCCATACAATTATTGTAATGTTTTGCCATTACAATGGGCTATGCTTGCTTTCACAGGATATCGCGGTGGTATTAACGTTAGTGCATTAGCCATGGCACCCGGAACAAATGGTGGATACATGACTACTTTGAATCGCTGTTCTTTTGGTACGCAGATTTTCCAACAAGGGAAACTTGAAGGAGCCAGTGGTGATGATATAAAGATATCAACATATGCGATTCGCGCTATGGCCAATGGTACGGCTATTAATCATTCTTCAGTTAATCCTTACGTGTCGGCTGAGATACCGTATCACACCACAAAAAAGTTTCTCCTTTGCAAGAGGAACGATCAACTTCGAACTTCGATAAACACCAATTTTCAATATGTGGAAATGGGACGTGTCGGTGTTCGTGCTACTGCAGATATAGGAACCTATTTGGGCTTCTCATCTGCCGCCGATTTTCGACTCGGTTTTTTCACTGGTTCTCCGGTGATGTATTTGGTTGAGGAGAATTATCCTCCACCATAATTTATGTTTGCATATACATTGTATACTATTTATATATATATAGCATTATGCCAGTTTTAGCTTTACGGCGACCGTATTGCGTGAGTGTCTGTTACACTCTGGGACTGGACCAGTTATTTTGGTCCGCACTCTCTAATTTCAACTAGATGTTTTTATTAAGGGAGTGATCCCTTAGGAGTTTTTATCTAGGTTGCATTTTATTGAGCGGTGCCCTTGTATTAGTAATTTTCTTTGCTTGGACAAAGGTCGCTTTCGC